TTGGTCAATGAACTCAACGTGTGCAACGCCGAAACGGCTTGACGCGCTGATATTGTCCGGCTTGAATCCAAACCGTGAAATCAAAGACCTCAATTTGGTTTCAATATCGCCAGCAAACGCCGCCTTCGCGCCGGGGCGGGTGTTCTTGCTCATCAACATCCTCTTCAGATCTTGCACATCCCGGCCTGTCATTCGTGACAACTGCGCCAGCGTTAAATCTGGATGGCTGTCGTAGAAACTAATAATTTCAGCCTTGGTTGAAGACATTCCAATAGTCTCATCGTCATCATCACCGCTTTGGCGAACCGCCATCTTTGCTTTCGCTGCAAATCCAAGACGGGCGGCGATTTCCTTGCGTGTGTTGCTCATGTTCGGTGTTCTCCAATGTTGTAGTAGCTCATCCTCGTCAATGAATCTGCCGCGCTTGTCCATGCTCTTTGAGATATCCCATAATTGGGGTTTTCCTTGAACCCGACCACGGATGAATGCCGTTCCCCATTCTGGGCGCTGCGTCAGCTCAATCTCGACTCCGCGCTTCAGTTGATCCGGCCGAAGAAATGTCTCCTTGCTCATGTCGTGCATCGTAGCGATCTCCATTACGATTTATTTATGCGTTTACGAAACCGGGGTCAGGAACTTGGCGCGTGTCAACTAGCCGCTGACGCGCTCCGTTGTGCTTGGCAATAGCGGCTGGGTCTATCGTCCCGTTCGGGCGTGTCCAACGCTCGCGCAACGCCTCGGCGGCGGGGACGGGAATCAGGCTGCAACGGCAGTTGAAGCCCAATGGGGGTGAGATTCCAAGGCGGTCGAAGTCTGCCATCGTCCCGACGTAGCCGTCAAAGGCTCGATGCGTGTCCCGCGTGCGCGGGTCTTTGGTGGCGCTGAACTGCACCAGCGGGACGAACGCCTGTACTCGCTCGTCGCGGAGGACTTCGGCGCTGCCCTCGGTCATGGCGCGGTTGGTGTTCGTCCGCAGGACGGTTTCAAGGCGGGAGGACGTTAGCCCTGTCCCGGTCATCAGTTGGGCGGTGGTGACGAAATCGCCAAGGTTCATGGTCTTGATGAGCTTGCCGACCACGCTCTTGGTGGGGCGCTCCTCGATGACCTGCGCGATCAGTTCCTGCACCATCCGCGCCTGCGCGACAGGCATAGCGGTAACGAAGAAGGTGGTATCAACGATCCGCTTGACCCGCGAGATAGCCCCTTGCGGCCCTCGTGTAACACCGCGTAACAACGAATCGAGGATCGGGGACTGCTTGCGGAGGTCAGGAAGGGCGTTTTCACGCTCGTGATCGGTCACGTCCCCGGCGCTGGCGGCGGCCGCCTTGACCAGCAGCTCCCAGTCGGCGCGGGTAATCGGGACGCGCTTCCTGAACCAACCCGTGATCGGAGCCATCCATTTCGTCCCGAAGCCTTCAAGGGAGATCGGTACGTCTCGGTCGAACTTGACCGCGTCCCCATCGTCGAGCATTCCCTCGATAGCCCCGTCTGGGATCTTGGCGGTGTCCACCGTATCTCGCGCCCCAAAGAGCCACGATGCCATCAGGAGCGCCGCAGTCGCCTCGTGGAACTCTGCCCACGCAGGAAGGGCATCTTCGCCCCTAACCTGAGCCGCGACCGCTCTACGGTACGCCTGCTGCGACTGGCGCAGGACTTTGCGGAGGTGCTTGTCGAGGTCGGCTTTGGTCATCGCTTGCGCTTGCGGACGGCGGCTACCTTCGGCGCTTCAGGGGCTGGCTCGTCGCCCTCGCTCTCGTTGCCCTGCCCGAGCATGGCTGAGAGCGGGTTGGACGATGCGCCCGCGCTGCCTGTGGCTTGACCGCCGAGGACGGATTCTCCGTCTTCCGGGTCGGACAGACCAAGGAGGTCGCGGACTTCGCGCTCGCTGACACGGCCACCCATTTGGATAAACGTCTGAATTGCTTCGAGCCGCTCCTTCGGGTTCGGTCGCTCCGGGGCAAAGACGAACCGAATACGGCGTGCATCCTCTTCGGAGGCTCCGAGCATCCCGGCAATGATGCGGACGAGGTCGGTGGTTAGGCTCTCCGCGAGGCAATCCGCGTGATAACGGATTACGCGGGAAAGGGTATCGGCGTGGAGGTCGGCAACGCCTGACCCCATACCCGTCCCACCAGCCTCGCTAGAGAGCGACTGACCGAGGATTGCTTCCTTGAGTTTGCCAGAAAGCCAGTTCACCAACTCCATGAAGATCTGAGCGCGGCCACCGTTCGCGTCCTTGATGTCGATGTCGTACATGGACTCGGTCGGCGAAATGCGGGGCAGAACGACCGAGTTGTCGTTGACCAAGTTCTGCAAGATGGTCATCATCTCGCTCTTGGCGGCATCGTTCCCTGCTGGGTAGTACCCAACGCGGATGCCGAGGGCGTACCGCTCCACATAAGCGGCGGCGTTCTGTAGGACTTCCTGCTTCAAGAGCCAGATGTACCAACAGACATCACGCGCACCTACGCCACGGTAAACCGTCTCAGCGCTGTTCGGGTCGATGAAGTTAGGCGCGGTGGTGAATACGCGGTGCAGGACAATGGCGCGGCGTTCGTTGTCGTCAAACAGGTGGACGAGCGAGTCAAAGCCGAGGTCGGTGACGGAGGCCTCGTTGATGTAGGCGCTACCAACGCGCATCGCCACGTTCCCGGTCTGGTCGAAAGCGAGGGTGTCGGAGGCGAGCGGAAGCCATTCGCGGATGCGTACCCCAAGGCGCGGGTCGCGGTCGTAGACCACGTTTACGGCGCTGCACCCGTACCAGACGGCTTCGTGCAGGGAGCGGAACATATCGCTACGGCGCGGGGCTGCGCCGATGATCTCGGCAATGCGCTCGGCGAGCTTGACAAGGCGCGGGTTGCTCTCGTCGTCGCAAAGGACGTTCCACTCCAACCCGGCAAGGGTCACGAGCAGGGAGCGCAGCACGCCCTCAATGTCCGCGTCTGCCCGCATCATCGCCTGATAGTTCGGGTCAAGGCGGTAGGCGAGGCTCGAGTTCCGCAGCATTAGGCTGGCGGTGCGGAAGAACGTCCGCTGCACTTCCACGGGCATGGCAAGCGGCCCGGTCAGTCCACGATCAATCGGAGGCGGCAGCGGCTTGCGCGGTCGCTTGGTTGGTGGCAAGCCTGCGCCGGGAATCGACTGACGTTGCGAAAGTGGGTTGTTGATCGGGTCGGGCATCAGGATTTCTCGTATGCAAGGGCTTTGATCTGGTCTACCGTCATGCGCTTAGAAACGCCGTTCGGCTGTTTCACTTCGTAGGACGTAGCAAAGGCTGGCGGATTGGTCTGCCCGCTGCGGAAGTCAAGCGTATACCCAAGGCGCTTGAGCGCTGCTTCGGCTTGGTCGATGGTCAGCTTGCGCTTGCTTGTAGGCAGGGCAAAGGCGGGACGGGTAACAGCAAGAATGCTTTCCTTGACTTGTGGGTCGGCGTTGAGAACCATACGCAATGCCCAATCCATTTGCCCAAGGATTGCGCGAACAGCAGCGGCATCGTTTGCCCGCATTGCTGGCACTAGCTTGGCAAGCAAGGCATCTGCTTTGGCGGTTGCTTGTTTGACGAGTTTCTTTTCGCCCGTGCGGTACTTTTGCCCTTTGGCATCGCGCTCTTCAATCGCCTTCATTCGTGCAATCAACGCCTCCAGCGCGTGCGTGTCCACGGCTGCGAAGATGCCTAGTCGGCGCATGATGGCCTTGCGTTGGCTCACGCCTTCGCCTTCACGCCGGGGCGGGACATCTTGTAACGCTTAACCAGTTGCTCTAGTTTGCTTCGCATACCAGTAGAAACCACGGTTTCGTCCATTGCGTCTTGCGCGGCCTTGATCCAGCGCCGTGCATTCTCTGTGTCACCACGACGAACAGCATTCTCGGCGTTGAATATGGCTTCGCTGACAATAAAGGTTGCCGACATCTTCGCCTTCGTGCCGGGGCGGGAGGACTTGGCTTTCTTCAGTTCGTCGTACACCTCGCTACCAATTCGCTTGTAGGTTCCTTCGCCAAGCACCGAGTCGATCGCCTGCGGAACCGACAAACCCTTGGATACCAGCGTACGAATCTTGTCGCTGATTGCGGCGTTGTTGCGGATTTGATTTAGCGCGGCATCGGCGAACTTTGCCTTTGCACCGGGGCGGGAGGCTTGCAAGGTCATCCCTAATTTCCGCGCTCTCTTTTCCAACTCCGAAATCTCTTTCGATGTTTGTTTAAAAGCAATCTCCGTTTCTTTCGCAACTGCGAATTCCTTATCTAGAAGCTTTACTAATTTTGCCTTTTTTTTCATATCAGGCGTGCGCCATGTTTGTCTATTTAAATTATATATTCTTGGAGTTGCAGCTTTAAGATAGTCCGCCAGTTCCCTATAACGCGGCCGCAAAGTATTCAGCTTGCGTTGAATTGTCGCCTTCTCTTCATCCCTAGCGGCTGCGCGTGCAACTGCTGCTGCCTTCTCTTCGGCGATTTCTGCCTTGCGAGCAGGTGACCCCCTGAGTGGGGCTGGCCCCATTGCTGCAAAGTCTGCCTTCGCGCCAGAGCGGGAGAACGGGGACTTCGACGCGCCAAGGATCATCGACTGGGACTTGACGGCGATCCGCAGTTGCTCAACGTAATGCTCAATGTCCTTCGCGCTGGTCGCGGTGTTGATGACCTTGATGGCGTTGGTGACATACGCGTCGAGCGCGGCGAGCCGCTCCTTGACCTTGTCGCGCATGAACTTGTAGTTGGTGATCGCGTCCTTGGCTGCGGCTTTTGCCTCAGCGACTTGCTTGCGGTACTCCGCCGACTTGGGATCAGCCGGGTCGGCGGTCAGCGCGGTAGCCGCGTAGCCAACGCGAGACAAGAACCCCATCTCTGCCTTTGCGCTGGTGCGGGTTGTTTCCTTCACGCCTTGCGCCGCGAATCCCAAACGCTTCTCGATGTCTTGCTTGCTCATGTGGTTCCTTTGTTGAGTAGTCCACGAGCATCGTAGCGATTCAACCGAACATTCTGCGCTTGACTGCGCGAGAATCGAACATCCTGCTTGTGTCGGTCGCAACGGTGACCGCGCCGCCTGATGTCACTACCGTCCCGCTCGACGCTGCGGTGCATAGGTCAACAACGCAATCGACCGTGTCATCGTGACTGCCAGCGGGGAAGGCGAGCATTTCGTCAAGGGTGGAACGGAAGTCGGCGTGGACTTGCCCGTCATGGTTTTGCGGGAACAGGAGCTTCCCCTGCTCAACAAACGGCTGGGCGGCGGCGGCTCGTAAATGCTTGTCGGCGGTGCGGGTCACGGCAATGACGGGCTGGTGGCAGTCTTGGCGGAATTGGTCAAACACGCCCTTTTGCGGCCCGTTCGCCTCGGCTAGAACCATGCCCACGCCACGGCGCTCAACGAGGTCTTTCGCCATACGGGCGAAATCGGGGAAGGACTCGCGGACGCGGAGGATGTCGGTCAGGTACAGGTTGCGGGCTTGGTCAACCTCACCAACGATGCAGACCGAGTAGTCGGGGTCGTCGCGCTCTTGGCGCTTCTTTCCGTACCCCCAGTCGATGGCGGCAACTGTGCGCGTACCGAGGGGGACTGTGCCAGCGCGGTAGTAGCGCGTCCATTCCGGTCGGAAGATCAGGAGGTCGGAGGACAGCGGAACGAGTTCGTAGGCTCGGGCGTATGCCATCGGCCCCATCTCGCGGCGCTTCTGGTCGAGGATCTCAGGCGTGAACACGCTTGCCCACGGGCTAATCAGTCCCCGGCAAGGCTCGCGTAAGAGCGTGCCAGCGCGTTCGCATTCTCTGCGCCAGTCGGCGGTAATGTCGTCCGTATGGAAGGGGGTCGCCGTGCGCCAAATGCGGGCGGGGTGCTTCGCGGACGGGTCAAGCATGGGGAGCCAGATGTTGTTCATCGCCTCCTTGACCTGTGCGCGAAGGGTGGGTTGGAGGACGGCGTTGCGTAGGTCGCAGATGTCATCCGGCCAAAGAACGTCGGCGCGTCCGCCCGTTCGCCCAAAGATGCCGGAGGCTTGCACGGACGGGTCACGCCTTGCCCCTACCCCGGGCGCGGTGATCGACCACGCCATGACCGTATCTTCCCCGGGCTTGAGTTCGACATGGGGGAAAGTGGCGCGGTAGATGGGGCTGCGGATGATGTCGCGCAGGAAGCGGGAGGTTGCGGACGCGGCTTCGTCGTTCTGCCCGATCAGCTTAAAGCGTGTCGCTGGGCGACGACCGAGCCACCACGCGGCCAAATATGTAAGGCTGCTGGTCTTCGCGTGACCACGCGGGATTTCACCGTACCAACTGTGATGCTTCAGCGCGTGCGCGATCAGCCTGCGCTGAAGGTCGGAGGCGGGCTTGCCGAGGCACAAGGCTAAGAAGGCAACCGGGTTCTCCCGCGCTGCGGCGACCGCTTGCTCCGGGGTCAGGCTTTGCGCTTTGGTTTTCGCTTTGGCTTTGGAAGGCACTTGGGGGGCTGGATCTGGTTGAGGCTTTGAGCGACTGCGTCAAGGGCTTGATCTCCAAGGTCGTGGATCACTTCCACGCGGTCGGTTGCCGTACCAGCGTCAAGGCGCAGGATGCGGTCAAGCTGCACGGTCGCGTCTACGCGGTCACGGGATAGGGATGCAAGGACTTCCACGGCTCGCACGCGGGTGCGGGTATCCATGTTCAGGTCGTTCATCACGTCCTGTAGGAAGGCGGGCGCAGACTTAGCGGCCTCGGCTGGAATGTCCCAACCGCCGTAGACGGCTCGCTCAAGGCAAGAGAGGTGCAGGGTCTTGTCGCGGCGTGTGACGAGGTCGCGGACATCCCCCTTCCCCCTATCGAGGGGTGCGTCTTCTGTCATGATCGTACCTTCCGTTTCCTCAGAATCAACTCAAATCCGGCAGCGTGCGCGATTGCGAGCGCGGAATCAAATGCAGGCTTCCTGCGCCCGTTGCGTGTCCCCGGTGTCCCAAGGAGGCAGCGAACGGTATGGGCGCGGAGGATGCCATCGGCTTCCATGCGCAGGGCAAGTTCCCCTCGCGTACTTCCTCGCGCCTCTAGCGCGGTACGGATGGCAGACTTAAAATCGTCATAGTCGTTCATACGGTCGAGTATAGCATTCATGGCTTGACCTGCGAGGGAACAGGTCGGCGCGAGACGGAGACGAAGCGAGGCATTTCCTTGCTGAAGGGGTCTTTCGCCCACTTCATCAGGACTGGGATGCGGGTAGTGAACCAGTCGGTGGTAGGGAGTTTCTTGACGTACTCCTCGCGGAAGCGGCCGTGAATGGTGTGTCGGACTTGAGCGCTGGTGCGGAAGGGGCTGACCTGAATGACGATCCCATCGTCATCAACGGCGACCATCCCAGTCGCGGTGCGTCCGACCGTAAAACCCTCGTGCGCGAGGTAAAGAGCGAGTTGGTCGAGTTTCTGCTTCATTGGCTTGCTGGCGTAGTTCATATTTATCCTCAATTATCCTGATTTATCCCAAGGCTCTAGAATGCCCTCTGCCGCGTCCCTTGGGCTTGGACGGGCAGATATGCCAAAATCATTACCGAGCGCCCCTACGGGCAAGCCTGCCGCCCTGCAAGCGAACGTGTTCGACCGCCACGGCTAGCACTCGGCTGGTCGTTGGGACATAAGTCATGGTTTCGCGCACGGCTTCGATCTCCTCGTCCGTGACGGTTTCGAGGATCTTTGCTGCCCATGTGTCCCAATCTGCGAGCTCGCTCGCGCTTGGGGGGATGCAGACCTGTGCGCGGGTGTCCTCGATTTCCGTACTGGCTACCCCTGCCGTGTGCGCGGTGGCGGTGATCTTGCAATACGCCTTGTGAATCGCGGACAGGTCGGGGCGGCTATCACGCTCAAGACGATGCTGCTTGATGCATTCGCGCAGGATGTCCTGCTTCAGCGATCCCCAGCGTTCGTTCAGGAGGTTGCCTTCTTCCGGGGTGGGCTTGTATTTCGGCCACAGTTTGCAGAGGTAGATTTTGTTGTCCGACCATGTCGTTGGTTGTTGCATCGTTGTCTCCTTGGTTGATGGTTTCAGAACGGAACCCAATTCGGGTCGGCTTCTTGAGCAGCCTTAATCTCCGCCCGCCGAAGGCGACGACCCCCTTTGTAAAGGGGGAGGGGGGTTTTAATATCTGTGGTTGTGGTTGTAGTTGTAGTTGCCATCGGTTCGCCATTGGCTGAGCCAATGACTGAGCCATTACCTGAGCCATTGGCGGAGCCATTCTTGCCACTCCAACGGGCATCGGCTCCGCGCTTTCCGGATTCACTTCGTTCGTTGTGCCGTTCCGCCACCTTGACGCGTTCGCGTTCCATGCGCGGGTTCACAAGGCTAGCCATTGGCTTAGCCAATGGCTCAGCCATAGGCTCAAACCTTGCCCGGATGATTGCCCAGTCGCGCTCGGAGAGTGGGCAGCGGGTCAGGATTGAGCAGGCTTCGCGGTCGTCTGGGATGCCCCCATTCGTCCACGCGTACATGAGGAGCTGCGTGTACGACCAGCCTTGGATGGGGGTCATCGTTGCGGTGCTGACCAAGAAGTCAGTCGGGTAAAGCGGGAACCACGGTATAGACATTTGCTTCCTTGCGATAGCCGTAGGCAGGGCGGGGAGCGAGTGCGGGCTGACCCGCCCCGCCTACAGTTGTCGAGATGTTGAGCGTTTGCACTCGCTCCGCTATCCCCACGTTGGGAGTCGCTGAAAATATGATACCATAAACCTGCCACCATGTGGCGGGGCGGTCTTGACCGCTCCTTACCTCACCCCCGGAAGCGCGGCTCGGTCGACGAAAGTCCCGAGCCGCGTTTGTTTTTGGCGTACCAACCGCGCCAGCCGACCACCAACGCGGCTAACACACCGAGCGGCATCATAATCGGGCGAGGTGTCAATTTATTTGATACGGATTTCGGGCTAGGAATCCGCGATTGTGTGGAAATCCGTCAACAAACTTACAGATTGACCCCTTGCGTGCCGATGTACCTGTCAGTACATTTCCGATGTCAGAGGCGCGTGCCGCTGACGACGCACCCAGTTTGAGAGGACTGAAGCCATGACCGACGCAATCACCATTTCGATCCCAGAACACAACTACCTCGCAGTTCAGCACGTCACCCGCATGGAGCCGTATGCGGTTGCGCTCGGCTACATGGGCTACGACGCGATTCTCCCAGCGGCTCAAAAAATCAAAGACGGCGTAAGCCTCGCTGTGATTCGCGCACACGCGGACATGGAGGTTGTAAACCGTCGAAGCAAAAAAGCCTACAACGCGTGCCTCGTCGCAATTCAAAATGCAGAGGATGCTTTTGAATCCCGCCACACAATCACGGTGGGCATCATCCGCTCAACCGTGCGGCAGCTGTCTTGATATCGACCGCGCACCTGTTCACCCTCCGGGGTGGGCGGGATGCGACGGCCGATACCGACGCAACGCACCCAGTACGAGAGGACTGACCCGTGAGTACCAAGACCCAAATGACCGTTACCGATGCCTTGAACAGCGACCGTATTGCCAAGCAGTACAACGATGCGCTGCTTGCCGCCGCTATGGAAATCAAGGACGGCGTCAGCCAGCGCGTGATTCGCGCACACAACGACCTTGCCGCCGTTGACCATGACAACGAGAACGCCTTTGCCGCTTGCGTGGACGAGATCGACGCAGCCGAAGGCGCGTTTATTGCTCGCCACGAGAACACGGTGGTATCACTTTGACCGCCCGCCGCTCTGACCCCGCGACCAGTCACGCGGCCGCCGATGACATGGCTCCCAAACTCGCAGGGCTTCAAGCCGCGCTCCTTGACGCGTTCAAGGCGGCGGGCGAGTATGGACTGACCTCAGACGAGGCGGAGGCGAAAGCCCACCTACACGCGGGAGCGCGTCGCAGAGTCAGCGAGCTGCACGCGGCAGGGCTGATTGCTCCGACTGGCGCTACGCGACTTGGTCGCGCTGGCAAGGCGCAGCGCGTGTTCTGCGCGGTCATCTCTTCTATCCCCGACAGTCTCTTCCCCACCCCTACCGAAAGGAAATACCGATGCTAGACACCAAGAAGATCCGCAAGCGCGAAGTCGAGTACGAAATTGATGCTAGTCAGTTGATGGGCATCCCAGAAGTCGTTGCCGAGTACCTCATGTCGCACTCTGTGACCGTCCTCCTAGAAGGTCGCTATCAGGTTGACGGCGGTTGTGCGGAGATGGGCGACCGACCAGCATGGCGGTTGCTTGACTGGAAGATCCTGACCGTGAGCCTTGACGGGCAAGTCCTTGACCACGACCAGCGCGTCCCGTCAGACTTCCCTATGGCCGTTGTCATCAACAGCACCTTCTCGCGCCATACGCGTGAGTACCTTGAGGCGCGACCGCCGGAGATGTACGAATGAAAAACTGCAAGACCTGTGCGGAATTGGTTGAGTCGCTCAAGGTGGCTACCGCACTCATCAAGGACGCGACCGCGCAAATCAAGGAACTACACCTTGACCTAAACGAAGCGCGATACGACAACAAAAACCTGCACGCGGTACTACTCAATCAAGATGCCGCGTTAAAGAAAAATCAAACCCTGCTGAACAAACAAGCAAGGCGCGAGCGACTGATGCAGATCCGCCCAAACAAGGGCATTACCGAGAAGAGTGATTTACAGGCTGACATGATCGCCAGCGCAATCGAACAGGCACTAGCGGCTCCCGCGCCAACCCTGTCGAAGCGGTCAAAGCGTTTGGGTTCCCAAGGTTAACACCGCCACGGCGGAGAAGGAAACGACATGAGCGACCTGAGAGACATAGCGACATTGTGCAAGGAGATCGGCTACCTGACGGCACAGGTGGAAATACTCCGCAAGGAGCGCGACGAGGCAAGGCAGAGGGTTTGCAGGATGATGTCGAGAAACACCAAGCCTTACACGATTCCTGAATGGTTTGCCGAGCAAGAGAATTGGGATTGCTACAAGGAGGCAAAGTAATGGAAGAGCGCGACCGCATGGCCGTTGAAATGCTTCGGGTTGTGTTCCAGACGACCCAGCATTGGGCTGGGGTGCAGCATGATGAAAAGTGGTATTGGGACGATATGAACTCGGCAGCAGAGGTTGCTTACCGCCTTGCCGATGCAATGCTCAAAGCACGAAAGGAAGAGCAATAATGGAAGAAGAAGACAACCGATGGGCGCGGCCCGTGTTGCATGACGTGGAATGGAATCGCAAGGACGGCTACCCCGCGTGGCTGAGTGAAGACCGCGTCCAGCGCGGGCTGGCGGGGAAGTTCGACCGCCCGGTCTTGGTCATCGTTGGCGGCGATTCGATGTTGCACCAAGTGGACGAGTCGGACGGCAACCCGGTACTCGCCTACTGGCGGGCTTCGGTCTACCTCTTGCAGACCAACCCCGAGGGCATCGAGGGGACGCGGTTCTCTAGCCTGTGCCTCTTTGAAGAAGGGGATACGCAGGACGGGGTACGCGAGGATCTGATGAACCGCGTTGTGAACTTCATCACCAAATGCAACCCCAACACGAAGGTAGCCCATGTCTCCTAGTGTTGAAACTAAGGGTGGGTTCTTGACCATCACACTCCGCAAGCACTCGGATTACATCGTGATTCTTGACGAGGCTGGGGAGCAGGTCGCGCACATTTGCGCGAACGTGCAAGGATCGTCAGGCAACGACCGTATCCGCGTCTCGATCCGCGCCGACCAGCGCTACCGCATTCATCGGGGGAAGGGAGACGAATGAACAAGATCGACGACCTAACCTTGCAGGGCATCCGCAAGGACAAGAGCAAGGGCGTAAAGCAATCAGACATCGCGCGGAAGTACCGAGTGAGCGTTTCGGCGGTGAGCCGCATCCTGCGCGGGAGTCGCCGTGCGAAGCGCTAAGGACTACTGTTTTAGAGGCAATCCCGCCGGGGGGCGTTCCCTCGGCGGGGTTGTTTGTAGATTGTGGCGTTTCCTCACACGGAAAAAACCGAAACAAGATACCCTCCCCACGGTGAAGCAAGAACTACACCGCATCATGCTGAGAGACGACCTTTATCGAGGCGAAGGCTGACCATGCGAGGGGATTGGGAAGAGGACATTGTTGACCGCATCATGGCGAGCCAGTCCACCGACCCCCTGCTCAAAGAAGCCGCCACCGAGATCACCTATATGCGCGAGCAGCTCACCGCACAGATCAAAGAAGTCAACCGCGCTCGGCAGGCGCTTCTCCTCTGCCAGCGGACGCAACGTGCTTGAATTCGTAGTCGCCGGAATTCCCGCGCCCCAAGGCTCTAAAAGGGTTTTCGTGCGCGGCGGCCGCGTTTCGCTCGTGGAGTCATGCGCGAGGGTCAAGCCCTACCGCGCCCTTGTTTCCCTTGCCGCTAGTCAAGCGCGTACTGAAGCACCAACGCAGCAACCCGTAGGGATAGCGATTGCCTTCGTCTTCGTTCGCCCGAAGAGCCATTACACCAGTAAAGGCGCACTCCGCGCTGGCGCTCCGACCCACCCCGGCAAGCCTGACATCGACAAACTTTGCCGCGCCGTCCTTGATGCCCTTACGGGCATCCTGTACCACGATGACGCGCAGGTCGTTTCCCTGAACGCTAGTAAACGCTACGGGGTCGCTTCGATGACGGCTATTTCCCTTTTCACCTGTTGACACTTGCTATATGAGGCAGTACCATTTCCGCGCCCTAGCATTTCGCCGGGGTCGAGCGCGGCGAGCCGCGCAGTCTTGAGAGGACGATCATGCAACGAAGTGACACTATTGGGGAGCTAGCGAAGGCGCTGGCGGCCGCAAACTTGGAAATCACCAACCCCAGCCTTGACGCGGTCAACCCGCATTTTAAAAGCCGCTACGCCAGCCTTGGCGCAATCATTAACGCCGTCCGCCTGCCGCTTGCCCGTCACGGGATCAGCGCCGTGCAGACAGTCAGCACCGATGGCGGGGCGGTAGGGGTGACGACCACCTTGCTCCATGCGAGCGGGGAATGGATGGCGGAGACGGCAATGTCCGCGCTGCCTGACCGCGCTACGGTTCAGCAACTAGGGTCGGTCATCACCTACCTACGCCGCTACGCGCTCGCGTCCATCACGGGCATCGTTGGCGAGGACGACGATGACGGCAACGCAACGACTAGCCCAAGCGCCCCGCGTAGCGAGCCTCGTAAGCCCTTCAAGCCGCAAGACCCACGGACAGCCGTTCCGCCGCCTCCGACCGCTCCTAGGGCAACCAAGCCCGCCCCTGAGCCTGTGGCGGAAGTCAAGGCGGCAACCAAGGCGCTTGACGCGTACCCAGACGTATACGAGGGGACATTCGACATCCTGCGCGTAGTCGTTCGTGACGGCAAGGCTCACGCTATTCAGGTGGACGGCAAGCATGGCAAGGCGTGGGTCGCCACTACCGTGCAGGAGTACGCCGACATGGCGAAGGAACACGTCAACGACTGTATGCAGTTGCAGGTTGAACGCGTCGGTGACACGCTCCAGATCATGAAGGTCATCGCATCGAAAGTCGAGGTCCCATTTTGAGCCTTTACCAAATCACGTCCGAAATGCAGTCCATTCTCGATGCCGTCTTGGACGGTGGCATCGACTCGCCCGAGGCGCAGGCCGCGCTCGACGAGCATCTCACGGGTCTTGATGTCGCCCTCGACACTAAGGCCGAGTCCTACGCGGGATTCATTCGTGAGCTAGAGATGCGAGCGGAGGCGAGGAGCAAGGAAGCTTCTCGCATCCGTGCGCTTGCAGCGGCTGACGATGCCCTTGCCACACGCCTCAAAGAAGGCTTGAAGGCGGCAATGGAGCAGGTTGGCAGGTTGAAGATGGAACTGCCGAGTTTCAAATTGTCGATTGCTGCTAATGGCGGGAAGCAGTCGCTTCAGATTGATGACGATGCCGTCAAGGGTCTTGAAGTCCCGCTCGTCAAGATCGTCACCGAGCCAAACAAGGAAGCGATCCGGATCGTCCTTGAGGCTGGCGGCGAGATCCCCGGATGCAGATTGCTCCCTCGCGGGACAAGCCTCCGCATTCGCTAATTACTTTGCCTCTCCCTCGCCGTTGCCTTCGGGTGGCGGCGAGGTTTCTTTTTGTCCAAATGGGATCATGCGATTGAGCGCCTCGCGCCGCTTCGCGCACCCTCCGCAAGTCCTGATGCCGACCGCCTTCGTCATGGCCTGCACTACGTCACCCATCCCGCGCAGGCGCGGCTCACGCGCAGGTCGCGTAGGGGCAACGATCTCAGCCGCTGGCGGGGGCGACTTCATCCCGGCGAACAAGGGCGGGTCGGTGATGTTTCCCTCACGGCTGACGCGCGAGCCACAGGTATCACATTGCGCGGTATCTAGCCCGAGCAAGCAGACCGGGGCAGTACCAGCGACGCGCCACGACTTGCAGTCCGCAATGGGGAGGGATATGCCGGAGATGTTGAGCGTGCCGAGCGTCATGACGATAAGCCTATGACCGTGCCGTCAGACTTGCAAAAGATTCGCGGCGATTGGAACGAATGGAAGCAAGGTTGCGGGAGAGGATGGTCGATGTCCCATTGACCTCCCGCCGTGCAGTCTTCGCCCTCTGGGCAGCACGGCGCAGGCTCGTAGGTGAATGGGTAGGCGTAGCACCCCGTGCGAGGGTCTGGCATTGAGGGGCAGAGGGACTCCCAGCCGTACACAAGGACGATGATGTCGTCCCCGATGGTGACCGTGATGTCTTCAAGCGGCCACCCGTTTCGCGCTTCGCAGTTAGTGACGTCTTGGAAGAAGGCAATGTCCACGCAGATTGAAATATCAGCGCTCGCGTACTCCTGAATGCGCTTCATCTGGTAGCGCTCGCCAAAGGAGTATTCGGGGAAGGAGAGGCATTGAATGACGAACGGCTGCGAATCTGTCAGCGCGGAGATGGCCGCGTTACAGGTGTTCTCCGTCGTCATTTGCCACGGGTAATCCACGATCAAAGTCTGCGTCGCGCACGCGTAGTATCGGATGGCAGTACCGACGAGCGTGACCGTAATGTCCTGATTGCCGTTCGTAAACTCCACGCGGTCAACCGTGAGCAGGTCGCCAGCGGAGAATCCGGGGCGGTCGTTCGGGGTCTGCCAGTCGCAGGCAACGCAGGACTGGCGATTGCCGAACCAGAAGTAAGCGGACCAAGGCGCAATACCTGAGGCCGTCACTAGCCCGCCAATACGGTCATTGATCCTTTGCGCGACGTGTCCGGCGTTTCCTGAGAAGATCACCACGTCAAGACCACAGACGCTCAGCTTGGGCGCTCCAAGCGTCCCCCAGCCTGTCGCCACGGTGTTCTCTTGGTCGATATGCACGATGCCAGACACCCCAAGGAACAAGGCATCAAGCGCAGCCTGTGCGCCCGGATCGTCTGGGTCAATCCCCGGCGCAAAGCACGCAGGGAAGACAATCGTCATGATGTCCTCAACATGGTCGGCGCACCCGAATGAATTCAGGCTGTAGCACGTCCGCACGTCGTACGTCTCAAAGCGATCCTCGAAACTGTCGCAGAAGTTTGGGTCGCTGTCGCAGTTCGGGGTATTGCCGCAGCAGTCGCCTTGCGGCTCGCAGTCAGGGCAATCCATGTGCTCGATGTAGTTCTGCGTGACCTGATTCGGGCAGCTGCCCAGCGTGACCGGGTCGCGCACGGTGCAAAAACTCATTTCCTGCGACATTGCGACACTCAAGGTCTGGATTTCCTCGGGCGGTCCGTGATCGCAGCGATCCTCCCACGGGACGCCAATCGTCTCAATGCAAGTGTTTGCTACGCTCGCAATGGTCACCCCCTTACCCTTGACGGTTCCGGCTTGATCCTTGAAGTCATAGCACTCGGCTATTAACTCCTCGCAAGGCAGTTCAGGGTCGTTCTCAATGACGGGACCTTCCTCGGTTTCAAGGTCGGCAATCCCGCCGGGGTTGCCCTGCACGGCTGGCTCCGGGTAGCAGCATGGGTTCTCGCCGATGACGCGATCTTTGACCTTGTACAAGATCCCCACATTGACCGGGTTGGTCGATAGCGGATTCGGGCAAGGCAACGCCTCCACACCTGTCAGGATGTAGATGCAGCAGTCGTACTTGATGTAGTAGCACTTGGTCGCAATGTCTGGCGGGTCGGGGATGCCGATTGAGATCAAGTACCCGAGGCAGAATTCAATGCGATCAGGCGCTGCCTCGCAGTCTGGCGGGCAGCAATACTCGTCAAAATACTCAGGGCATTTCAGGGCGTACCAAAGCACGCCGGGGTCGCAGCAACACGAAGCGGCAAGTATCGCGCTCACGCTACGATGATAATGCAGAGGGCGTAGATGACGACGCGGATCATCGTCCGGCCTTCTTGGTGGCGAGATACCAGCCTGCGCCGAAAGCAATGGCGGCGGCGGCGAGTGCGAACCAAAGACTACCGAGGAAGCTGGAGAAGTCTGCGAGGATCATGTTTATGCCTTTCGTCTGGTCTGTGCTTTTCGAAATGCCGCATCGAACATCGGGTCTTGTGCGCGCATTGCTGCAATGTACTCCCGATCCCCTTCGGGTCGATTGGGGTCTAGCATATCGACCGCCATCTCGGCTGCAACTACCTTTTTCCTAGGAAGCCAGCCAACCGCAATGCGTAAAAATGACCCCAGTCCAGTTTGGAGCAGGAGGATGACGAGCGCCACGGCCACCACGGCTACCGCCCCATAGGTCAAGGCGGTCAGCCACATGGGGGTCTTATTTTCCACGCCTGAAAGCTGCACATGAATCCCGGACGCGAGCGCCTCAATGCGGGTAGCACGGGAAACCACCTCCGCGTCCCCTGTCTCCGTCCCGCGCTGGATCAGCCCCTGAGCCTCGGCGCGGATGTCGTTGGAACTCTGCGCGATCCGCTGTACCGGGCTGCACGCTGACAGCCAAAGGCAGGCGGTCACGGCGAGCGCCCACCACATTAACGCTTCTCGATGCGCATAACGCGATCTTCTAGCCCGCGAACGCGCTCGCCGATGACTTGGATTTGGGCGTTGCCCGATGTCGCTAACTCCTGTATTCGACCCAGTTCCGCCGCCATGCGGTCAAGGCTACGGGTCTGTTGTTCATCGCGTTCCGAGCGGCTCCCGGCGTACGCCATCGCACCAATGAGGGCAACGAGGGCGACGCAGAATTGACCGTAACGGAGCCAGCGGTCGATAGTGGATGCTACTTCTTGTGTCATGTTACGGAGGGGTAATAATGCTGTCTGTGTTAGCGGGGTTGTCGTATTCCGGAGGAACAAAGGTACTTGACACCAGCGCCCCGGTTGAACTGTATTCAGTTACGACATGGGTCCACCCATACCCACCAGTCTTCTGCACATTGCAAGCCGCCCCGGTATACGCTTGCCTTTGCGATATGTCGTTAATAAACATGATGCCGCTATTTGAATCGGCTGACGGGCGACGCGCAAGGAAAGGATACATTGGACTGTTTAAGCCTCCAATCCCTTGATTGCTAAAGTTATTAAACGAGTCTCGAATCGAACACCTAGACGCACTCTTATAGGTTGCCACGATTGGAATATTGGCTGGAATATAGCCGCTTCCGGTGGTTAGCAGAGTCGTCCCTGTAACCACTCCGCCAGTAAGTGAAGTAGATCCTGTAGCCTGAACAACAGTACCAGCAACCACCCCGCCTCCAGTTGTAAACGTCAACGTAGGCGCAGAAACATATCCTGATCCGCCGTTAAGAATAATAAGCGAATTGACTGTGCCGTCCATATTTACACGGGCGACAACAACGGCGGTGTCTCCAGTTGGTGATGCTGAAGCAGTAACGCGTGCAATATCGCCACACAGAAACGACCCTCCAAGATCACCGTTTTCAACGGTGCATCCAACTGCATAGTCAAACCAAATAAGGGCTTCCCTTTTATTTGCTTCAGGCTGTGCGCTTCCGCCAGTAATAAGTGGGCCGCCTAAATTTGTGTTTCTTATGCTGGTGTTGAATGCTATTTTTGCCTCACTATGGCTTCCAAATCGAATAGGGCAAGTTACATTTTCTGTATAAAAACCATCAATCGACCCGCATCTCCACGCTTTAATCCACATTCCATATCGACCACCCTGTGCCGTCAAGTTAGAAAACGAACTTGACAAAGAAGTTCCTGTGCCGTGAGCGATTGTATTTGCTTGATAGTCAAGAAGGAAATTGATTTTTGTTTCTAGGTTTGACGTGTACCAATTAGAACAACGATTGGCATTGAAATCAGCGCCACAAACGAAACCAATTTCCGTAATAACTGATCCGGATGTGTTTAGGTTTTTAAGTTCACAACCCCATACCTGATTGAAAATAAACCCATACTGACCACTAAAGCCACGAAGAGTAATGTTGTTAATAATTCCGTCGGTGTAGTTTTTAACATACAGGGCGGTTGTTGCTGTTCCTGAAATTCTAAAGGCTCGCAACTCGTTTCCAAACGAAATAGCAAGTGGCGTTTGAGTTACTCCATTTGCCGCCATTGCTGCACCAACAATGCTCGTAGCAACAATGTTTGAATTCTCGCCTACCCCGTAAATTGTGCGCTTCGGAGCGTTGGTGCTACTCGTCGGAATGGCGTTGATCGTAGATATGATCTTGTAGTCGCCCGCTGGTATAAATACATTCAGCCCGGTATTGATTGCCGCCTGAATGGCTGCTGTGTCATCCGTAACACCATCTCCTACTGCCCCGAAGTCTTTGACGCTCACGGTGTCGCGCAGCTTGTTCTGAAGCGTCCGCGTTGTCGCGCTGCCTGCGGCCACAAACGAAAACCGCGCATCGTTGCCTACGGTGGCTGTGGTGCTTGTTGCGCCAAAGTCAACGGCAAAGGAGCGGTTTGCGCTTAGGTCGCCGCCTCCGGTCAAGCCCGTGCCTGCGGTCATGGTCGTCGCGCCGAGCGCCTTGGCGGCAAGCCCAGAAACCAGCCCGGTGATCTGCGCTTGTCCAAGCGTCAGTACATCCGTACCGCCAGTTGCGTGCGTTGCCGCGTGAGTGGTGCTTGACTTGAGGGCAAGGTCAGACACCAAGCTCGTGACCTGCGCCTGCGTGATAGTGATGGCATCAGACTGGCCTGCGCTGTGCGTACTAGCGTGTAGTGTGGGGGTACGAGCGTTGCTCAGTCGGCCGTCGTTACCCACACAGGCGGTAGTCGCTGATGAGCCGTAGGAGACGTTGAGCGTGACATCGGTGGACAATGCGCCACCGCCGCCCAAGCCCGTCCCAGCGATCACTTGCCGCGTACCCGCTACTTTTGCGGCTAGGTCAGTTCCAAGATCGGTGATCTGGGACTGCGACAAGGTGAGGGGGTCAGTCCCGACTGCCGTGTGACTAGCCGCATGGGCAGCAGGAGCGCCGCCGCCGCCGCCGCCTGACAGCCGAGCGTCGTTGCCTTGGCAAATCGTCCCGGCGGTCGTGCCAAAGACTGCGGCGATAGTCCCCGTCCCGGTAATCGTTCCGCCTGACAAGCCCGTGCCTGCGGTGATTTCTGAGACAGCCCCGACATTGATGACGACGTCAGCCATTAGAGAGCTCCTGCGTAGGTGTTAACTTGAGCAGCGCCGAGCGAGATAAGCCGCTTCGTGATGCTTGCGGGGAAGAAGATATCAAGGTCATACCGGGCGCTGCCAAGCGGCAGGGTTGCCGTTGTCGCGGACGGGATCTTGATGGTCGCTACGGTCATTGCAATATTCAAGGTAATCATCGGCGACACCCCAATACTGGAGGCGACCAAGAACGCTGCTGCGTTCGGCTGGGACAGCGTGAGCCGCCATTCGGTGGCGGTATTGAGAGCGGGGTAGGTGTTCGGCCACGTCCCGACCGTCACCGTGTCCTGAAATTCGCCACCCTTTGCAATGATGATGTTCCACTTCTCGGCCATGTGTCGCTCCTATTCGGTGCAAGTTACCTTCACGGCGTTCGGCATTGAGAACCAATACTGCGGAATGGAAGGAACACTCCCAATCTCGTAGGAGGTGGGGAATTGCTCGACCATGTGGACAATGGTGTCGTTGCAGATCGGGAGCGCCTCGATGGTCGCATTGAGGTAGTGGGACTGCAATACGCCGGGGGCTACGCGGGTTGGGTCGGTGTTCCCGTTCTCTGCCATGTTGCGGGCGACGATTGCACCCGCTGCCGTGCGGGCGTAGTTACCAATACTGACGCTCGGGGTTGCCCCAACGGTTGGGTTAGGTTCGACCTCGACAAACGAGTACGCCCAGCGCCAATTCCCGTAATACTCGCTATTCGTGATCCGAGCAGGGAACGAACGGCACATAGGAGGCGGTACGTCGATGATGGTCGCCCCGACGCAATTCCGGTATGCCTGTGCGTTGCCCTTGGCGGTGACCACGTCGCGCGGCTCGCTCCAACTCGTCCCCTGCAATCCGAAGCGCCAGTCCGCTTCGTCCGCCGAGGTGACGGTATGCGGCGACCATTCGCCGTCAATAATGGCAAGGCGGTAGGAGACATTCCCGAGCTGCCCGATGGTGGTGGTCGCATTGCTGTACCACGGAATCCACCCAGCCCACACGGTGCGGCCGAAGGGGACATTGTTGTACCGAGAAGCGTAATCGGCTCGTATCAAGGTGGAGAGCGGGGTAGTGTTCCAACCCGGCGTACTCGTCAGCACCGCCCCGGTATGGTCATTGACGACCACCGACGCGTCCGTGATGTAGCCCGCTCCGATGTCGTTCGGGGCGCGGACAAAAGGAGCCGCATCCCCTGCCGCATAGACTTGGTTCGCCGTAAAGTTCTTGTCGAGCGCGGGGGTATTGGCGAGGTTGCAGTTGTTGTAGACGGTCAACCCCTCAACCATGCGCTGGGGGAAGATCGTGCTGCACGTCAACGGCGCACGCGCTTGGAATCCGGTCGCGTTGTAGAGCGAAACGAGCGGGTTTGAAGAGGTCGATACCCCGTTCACAGGCTGCATCCCGCCGCGCATAGCGACTTGATACAACTGCATCCGCGCGTTGTACTGCTGTTTCAGGGTGGCACGAGCGATAAAGATCGTTGCCGACCCGGTGCTAACAATGATCTGCTGGTTTGCCACCGCGATAGCGTCAAGGACGAGCGCAAGGCTGACATTTGGCGAGCCGAATAAGTCGCTCAGCCGCCTCATGTATTCCGGGGACTGCACGGTAAACCCGGTCGGGGAGGTCAGGCTGTCGGCCGTCGCCGCCGTAGTCACCTCGGCAAGAAGCTCGGTGTAGGTCGTGATCGGGTCGGGGGCGGTCGCTCCGTTGACCTGCCAGCGACCATCGGACGACCATGTCGGAGCAATAGCGAGGTTCAGGACAGCGGCGCTTGAGAATTGCCAGTACCAACGCTCGTCCACCAGTTCGACCAACACCGCGCCGCCCTGCTGCGTCCAGTAGAAAGGCTGATGCGGACGGGCGTACAGGTTGCTGATGACGACCGACAGCCCGCTTGAATCCTCAAGCGTCAACGACACATTTAGGGCCGCGTACAAGGCGGCGATCTGCGTGGAGGCGATCAGGAAACTAGCGCGGGTGTGTTGCGTCATCCCGACTGGGACGTCCACGCAAAATAGATCCGCTTCTGGGATGCCGATCTGCCGCGCTGTGTCGAGCATGGCGGCATCAGGCAGCAAGACAGGGATCGTTGCAGCGCCTGCCGTGATGTAGGCCTGTACTCCCATTACGCGTAGTCCTGTGGCGTGCCGACTTGGTACGCCTGTGGGGCGCTTCCGAGGCTCAATACAGATGACGCCGGGGACTGAACGTTTGGGTCGTACCCAAGGGTGAGCGGAGCCGCCACACTAGGGCTTGCGCCCGTTGGCCACCATTGACGGCGACCGCTTGCGGTGTAGTAGCCGTTACTCGTCGAGCCGCCACCGTCAAACGACATGAGCGTGCGGGTATAGACCCCGATGAACATACGGTGTCCGCTTTGGTCAATGTCGCCGTGATTGACCTTCCAGTCATCAGCAACAACCACGAACCCGCTAGGGATTGGACGGAACGTCCGCACGGGTGGGATGTTCGTGCGCTTGACGATGGTTGTTTCCTCAAGCGTAACTACCGCCTTGCCCGTCTGGAAGACAAAGTCAGACCCTTCGGTGTAAAGCGTTTGCAGACGGTGCATACGCGTATTGGTGTTCACCTTGGTCGTCGTTGCCGCTTGGTCAACGGTCGTCACAATCCCGTCGCTGTTGAATTGCGAAATCGGGGGATCGAACGGTCCGGTTTCGATAGCCGCGTTGGCGGCCGTAAATTCTGTATCCGGAATACTGATCGAAATGGTCGGCGTACTGGGGCCGCAATAATCCGTGTAAACCTGAATGCACGAGGCGACCGCTATGGTCTGCGTTGTCGTTGCCTTGGCGTTTGTCTGGTTGTTCGCCCAGTGCGGCGTATTAGCGGCTCCGCGATACGGTCCGTATGGATCAGAGAAAGGAGGGCAGGAACGACCAACGGTAAAGAATTTACCGACGTATTGAGCCAGCGGAACGGAGCCGTTGGCAAGTCCAACAATATCCGTACCGACCGCTGGGCAAAGCGCCTCAAGTTCAAACCGGATCTTCGCCTTCTTGAGCATATCTTGCTCGGTCACAACCAGCCGAAGTATCTTGCTACGCGTGAAACTGATGCGCGATTGCGCCAGTACCACCGCCGACCAAATCATGTGCCTTACGTCTCCGGTAACGTCGCCCTCTAAATCGCAATTGAATCGAAGAATTGCATATGCGCCTGTATTGGTTCGCTCATAGGTGAAATCAGCCGACCCTGAGAACGCGCTATCCGGTAAAGACGTGCGAGCGTTGGAATCCGTGATTTCGTAAATGAGCGAGTTGCCCGTTTCGTTGTACGCGAACGTCTGCGCCTCGCGCCGCCAGATCCCATCGACGTTTAGAACCGGAAGGATGGCGCGCCGGAATAAATCGGCGTAGGGCGCTTTCCCTGTCACCTGTCCGACCGTGCCGTTTAGCGCAGGCGCAACGGTTGTCCCAGTTGCAGCCAAATCGACAACAAGCGACCCAGATACCACACGCGTCAAATGACCAGCCGCGTCAAGCGAGAAGCGCGACGTCCAGCGGTGCGAAATGATTGGATACGCTGTATCTCCAGAAGGGTAAGCCACTGCAGCCATAACGCTGAAATTGCAGATAGCCGCGCGGATGCCCGCGATTTCTGTCACCGTAACACTTACCAACGGACCGCGGAGTGCATCGGGGGCCTGAACGCTAAAGAGCAATTCTGTTCCTTCGCCTGTCTGGGTTACAAGAAACACATTACTAACCTGTCCCGGTCCGTTTCGGTTAAGTGTTTCTAGGTCAAAATATGTGTTTAGCCCACTCGAAACCAAACCGCTTCCAGAGACGTGTATTTCGTGGCGGATCAGCGTGTACCCGTCTTCGGCGTAAATCGGTCGCCACTCATAAGACGAGATGTTTACGTTGTCAATTTGGTAGACGGCGCTGTCGTATTCGAAATTTAGAGTCGTACTCATTAGATTTTCGCTCCCATAAGGGCTAGGTCTGCAAGGAATGGAGCGTTTAGAGCCTTGTAATCAACGTCTGGCTTTGTGTTTCGATTAATGGCGCGCAGGTCATTCGCAATGTCTCTCCACATTTTGACTATTGGGGATTCAGGATTGACCGCATCGAACAACCTAAGACCGCCAGCGGGAACTAAGGCGCGAGCAGCTTCACGCGATACACCTGCGTAGGTTGCGTACTTTGAGGTTTCAGCAAGATAAGAAGCCGCTGCGGCCATGAAATTGATGATCTTGGGAAGGTTTCGGACAATGCTTTCCAAGATGTCGGCAAGTAGTTTCGTAATAGGGCGAAGGAATGCCGACCCCATACCAGCAAGCGCCGTTTTGATTTCAAGCGTTGCGCGGTCAACCCGACCCGCTTCCTTTATTTGCGCCCCAATGCCTGCCCCGTATTGGTTGCCAAGCCTGAACTTGGTCAGCATCATATTCAGGTCATTGCCCAGTTCTGCCAACTGGATGCCGGGGCTGAATTCGCGCAGTTCACCAGCAACATCCATGATGAATTTATGCAGCGACATGAGAGCAGCGGCAACCGCCCTGACCGCTTGCACTACCGCCCCAAACGCAACGGTAGCAACACCGACCGCCGCGCCGATACCCATCATCGCCTTGGACACAAACCCGGCCGCGCCATCAATAGACTTACCTGCAAAGTCCAATACCTTGGAAGCGCCTTGACCCATGATTGACTTTGCCGTCGGGGCGCTCGCGCCACCGCCTGCGGCTCCACCAGCCGAAGCCTTGCCGCCCTCGTTGATGTCAATCGTGATCTTGCCTAGGTCTTGCATTACTGAACCTCCCACGTCATTTCAAAGGCGCACAGGAAAGTCTCCGTGCCGCGCATCCAGCCGACCGCTTCGTCTACCGCTTCGATCTGCCCACCGCTGCGCCATGTGAGCGGGATGGTCAGGCGACCGTTGAGCGTGTTCTGGATCAGGAGTGTGCGCAGCCCGTCGATGAATTGCTCAATGCCTTCTTCCCCGGCAATGCGCTCGGTCGCTTGGCTTGTGTGATCGAGTAGCCCGCGCCACCAGACCGTTATATTGATGGTCGCTTGAAGCAGGCCAACGCCGCTAAGGGGATGTAGCGACGCGTCGCCCGATGGGACGATCTGCACCGCGTACTGTGCGATCATGTCGTCCATCGGCTTCTCGGTTAAGTAGACCTGATCCCCGTAGCCGCGCGCCACCATCCAACTACCGATTTGGTTCCGCAGCTCAAGCCAAATTCCTGAGTTAGTTTGGATACTCATCGTTGGCTTGCCGCCTTGCTGTGTTCCATTTCCATACGCGTGCGGAATGCAAGCGAGGCATCGCCTGTGGCAAGCCGAATGGTTTGCTCAGTCATTTCAGGAGAGCCAAGAGCAACGGCAATGCCTTGAGCAAATACCAGCGACTGGCGCGCTTCGATCATGGGGATGTTCTGCGCTAGTCCCATTGCTGTGCCTTCGTCAAAGTCTGAGGGGAGCCGTCCGTATGTTGCAACGAATAGGGATACCCCCCTTGCTATTTTCCCGCTTGCTCTACCGCCTGACCCATGCGCGCAAAGACTGCGAAGAGGATCTCATCCGACGCGCTAGCAGCCACTTCGGGCGAGCGTGCTACTTTTCGTAAGGCGGCGGCGACATCCGCGACTTGCGGAGCGGCGTCTTGCTTTCCGCTCAATGCGGCTAGTGCTTCGTTCCATTGCACTACCAGCGCGCCGGATGGGATTTCGATGCGGAAGAGAAGCGGGTCGGTGTCAGGTGTTAGGTCGATCATATTACGAAGTATATGACGCGGCGAGAATATTGCTGCCGTCTGGGATGGCGCGGAAGGTCAAACCCATGCGCTGCTCGACGTTGCCGAATTGCGAGTGAGTGATGGCGTCGCCCATCAAGAAGCAACGCCCGAAGGTGTAGCCCGTCTTACCTACCGCTATTGGGTCGATTTGAACCCCGAACGTCCCGCTATCAGCCACCAGCAAGCGACCGACCGTGGATGTAAACGCCGCGCCACGCTGCCGCGTCTGTACGCTCGTCAGTACGGCCGCATCCCACTTGACCAGCGTGACGGTGATGGTCGCGCTCGTATTCTGCACCACCATCTCCTCCGGGGTCGCGCCCGACGAAACGGTCTTGATCTCATGGACGTTGTCCGAGTAGGAAACTTGCGGGAGGCTGTCGTTGTCGGTCTGCCCGAGTTCGACATACCCAGCCCCGACATTGACGAAGATTGACGTTGGACCAGCGACGAAGATTGCGGTTGCCATTACTTGAGTTTCCCTTTGAGGATTTTGGCAAGCCCGATTTTGATCGTCTTGCCGATACTTGAGAATTCGGTGCTAGTCGGGACAAGGAACGGACGGGCGGGAACGTCTACGCCGCTCCATGCCATCGTAAAATCCTTGCCGGGGGTCAGTCCCTCGCTGTAGGGATTGGCTCCGGTGGCGTGTCCGCGCTTGCCCTTGCGCGTCAGCGGGATGAAGTTCGGGCCGTCGGTTGAGAAGCCCTTCTCATGGTAGATGCCGTAGATAGCGCCCGACATGGTCACGGAGAGGCGGGACGGGCCGACCTGCTCGGCTTTCGCACCAATCGACCGCAGTAGGTTCCCGGTATCGCGGAGCGGCTGACCACCGTTCCGGTAGGACTGACCGGACATCTTGTACTCGGTCACCATGACGTTCTTGACGACAATCGAGCCGTCCTTCTTCTTGCGGCTGACCGCCTTGAGGACTTGGCGCGTCGCGCTTGCCGTATCGCCAGCGCGCGGCTTCTTGGTCGTCCAGAACTCGCCCGACATGGGCTTGAGGGCTGCAAGGGCGACCGTCTCCCCGTTCGGACCGCGTCCTTGGCTTTTGGCAATGTGCTGCTTGGCGTAAGACGAGATAGCCGCCGCAATGCCGCTACGGATTGCATCGTTGGCGAGCGCCTTGCTGATTCTCTTGCGCCACGGCTCCACGTCAGCGCCCCGGCATCGTGTTCGGGAGGCGAGGGCGGAAGAAGGCGCTCGTGCTAACGCCGTCGTACCAAGCGTTCGTCATCGCCGGGGTAGCCTGCACCGCTGGCAAGCCCGCTTCTGCTGCCTTGGCGAGCGCCCCAAATATCATCTTCCCGTCCCGGAGTGCTTCCAGCATGGAGTACGCCTGCTTTAGACGCTGCTCCACGGCTGGGGTAATCTTCATGGCGCGACGCTGAAAGAGCGCCTCAACCGCCAAGTCAACAACGAGCGTCATCAGCAGGGGGTCACGAGCCGCTGAGAGCGTCGTCAAATCCAAATCGGTGTAGATGCCGCCTACACGCGTGTACGCCTGCACAATCCCTGTAGCGCGTTCTAGCGCGTGCGTCGTGACCGGGTTGGAGCCGAGCATAGGACTGCCGAGGTCGCTGCACAGTTGTGCAATGATCTGAGCGTCGAGCGCGGCTTCCAAATCGGCGTAGGTGGCGTATGCGGTCATAGGTTCCGCCTAGAGAGGGAGGTGGGAACCGAAGTCCCCACCACCCTCATCCTGAGAGGCTGAATAATCAGGCGACGACAGTGCCACACAGGAACCCAGAGACTGGAGCAACCAGTTCTGAGGTGCTGTTGTCAATGACGCGGCCTTCAATACGGCGATCCTTCGGATCGTCCCAGTTCTCAACCGTCATATCTTCGAATGCGAAGATCTGGCAGGTGCTGAACGAGGTCGAACCTTCGACACCAATCAAGCCACCGGGGCGGCTCACAAAGATTGCCGAGTTGCCGTACACGAACGAACGAGTCGCCGAGGCTGCGCCCTTGCGGGTCGTAATCTTGACCGAGTCGTCAACGACAACTGAAACGCCGAACAGATTTGGCGGGAGGCCGTAACGGCTGAAGATGTCAGAGCCTTGCAAGAATGGCAAGGCGGCTGGGTAGTTCTTCACATAGTTACGGATTTCTTCCGCCTGTGAGATGATATTTGCAACGGTCGGACTAATGACCATGCAAATGTCTTCACTACGAACCGCGCCACCAGTAGCAAGCGAGATGCGCTGGAGCGCGTCTTGGATACTTGCCTGAATGACGTTAGTGGACGAACTCGTCCAAACGCCCTTCCAAGCACTAGCAGAAGCCTGATAGTTGCCAGCTGTGGTAAACGCGTTCACAGCTGCGGTGTTGGTCAGCGCGGTAGCCGTTCGCATGGAGCGAGCGGTCATAGCGAGCTGTGCCTTGCTGCGAGCGTGCTGGGCAACGATGTCCCACGCGGCTTGCTTGACCGTCTCGTTCGGAATGTAGAACGGGAAGGCAAAGCGTTGAGCCGTGAAGGTAACGAAGTCATGCTCGTTCATCTTGCCGACCGGGCGGTCGTTACCAAGAGGCCAAGCGAATTCGTTAACGTCGGTCACGCGCACGTTGTCGTCCGAATTAAGACGCAGGTAGTACCCCGTCTGCTGATTGCAGGCGACGATTTGAGCGTAACGGGTGATGGCAAACGAATTCACCGCACGGGTGAACTCAACTTGGAGAGCGCCAGTTGCGAGCGCGTTGGTGGAGGGGACGTAAGTGTTTAGACCGCCTCCGACTGTTACATAGGCCATTTGATGACCTCCTTTCGATGATTAATTACAGAGGCTTGACGGAGGGCAGGCGGTACGCCCAGAAGATGGTGTCCACGGCTGCGGCTTCAAGAGCCACGAACAGAGGAACATTTCCAGTACCAGCCGCAGTAATCGCTACGCCCGCAGTCCCGGCGATCAAGCCAAGACCCGCAGTAATAGCGGTCGATGCGCCGCACTTCAGTTGAACGCAGTTCGACGGCTGGAGACTGATTGGGTCGCCTGCTGCTGCGTGAACCGATGAGTCGAATCGACGGGTTGAGCCGTCAGCAACGCCGACAACGTAGTCAGCTGCTGCCGTGGAGGCAGAACCTGAGAACGCGGTCGTTGACATCTTGACGATGGCATAGGGGTTGATGTCAGCAGTAGCAATGAGATTAGGAGAGAATTGAAGCATTGTTGTTTCCTTTTATCCCTTCATTCGGGAGTTGATTGCACGGGCAAACTCTTCAGGCTTGCCAGCAAATTGCTTGACGAGTGAGCCAACGTCACCAATGTCCATGCCACGCGGCAGGGCTGCTCGGCTCATATCAATCTTGGTTCCGATTGGGTCGCGGGCGAACAGGTCGCGCCATGACTCAAGGAGCTCGACTGGGTTACGGGAGGCCTGCAACTGACCAACAAGCGCGGCGCGCTGTGAGTCTGGGATGCGGTAGCCCTCCTGCTCCATGATCTCCACTTCGCGCTCAAACTTCTCGCGCTTCAACTCGGCTTCGAGTCGGGCGAACCGCGACTTGAGACGGGCGTTCTCGGAGCGAAGCGCGTAGGTGGATCGGCTAGCGACCACCGACTCCGCCTCGTCTTCGTCTTCGCCTGCCTCAACGTCATGGCTCTCAATGTCGATGTGGACTTGACCGTCTTCCTCGGCCATCTCGTCCTTCATCTCATCGTCGTCCTCAGCCATCTCGTCCTTATCGTCCGAGTCGTCTGCGAACTTCTTCTTCATCATGTCCGAGAGTTCGGAGATGGCGCACTTCATGGCCTCCAACTCCTCGCGCATATCGTCGCTGGATGCCATGCTGGCCTCCTCCTTGGTAGTCGTCGGGACAAAGGTATTGAGTCCGCCACCAGCCCCGACGAGGTCATGGTTGGACTTTGAACAAGTGATCTTCTCGCCCTTGCGGGTGAAATGGGTGTCCGGGAGAGGGCGGCGCGGGGTTTCACGCCCGAGCAACGCCACTTCGGATAGGTGGTTTGAGCCTGACCAGATCTCAGCCGACCGACGCGGGAAGGCGTTGGTAGCAATGAAGCGGTCGAAAATATCGCGGTTTACTTCCATGTCGCCCACAATGTACCCAATCCCATCGCGTTCTTCGTAGGAAATTGTGGGGAATCGACCGACAGCGGACTTCGGTTCCTTGCCATCCTTCTCGTGCATGATGACGAGGCGAGGGAACGAACCGCGAGCCATGTGCTTGCGCGTACTAGCAACGATGTCCTTGAGGCGCTTGTTGTTGAAACGCTTCAGTTCCGGGTCAGCCTCGCCGTCGTCAATGGCTGGGTCAAACGCCATGAACAGTTCGACGCGCTCAATCATGACCTTGTCGCCGTCTTCGGCGACTGTGTGAGATGTCTTTGCGTTCACGGTCTTCTCCTCTTTGCGGTCGAGTTCCTTGTCCTTGCGCTCCGCCCATGCCTTGCCAGCATCGCCGCCCCACAGGAGCCAAGCGATATAGCCAGCGGAATCCTTGCCCCATCCTTCGCCCTGCTTGTCAACCTCATGCCGAGCGAAGTAGGACACCATGCGGCGCACGGTTTCGGGTGACAGGTTCGCCCGGTTCTTGATGTCACGCGCCCGGGCTACGCCGATTTCTGTGCCACCGCGACCATGCTTTTCCCGCAGCTCAAGGCCACGGGCAGCATTGGATGCCATTTCGGTGGTTGGCTTCAAGTCGATCATTAGGCGGTTAGCCCTTGGATTTGACCGTCACTTAGACGCGTTGGGAAGTATTTGATCTTGCGAATGGCGTTGTTGAGAACAACCGCCGTGTCGGTGATGCTTGTCCCGTTTGTCGACGGGCCGCCAATACTCAGGAACGTCGGAGCAACACTAAACGCTAGCGTCCCCGGCACAACTGTGCCGCCATTGAGGCACAGGCTTTGCACCGATCCGGAGTACGAGAACGCGCCCTTGTTGATTGAATTGTCTACAGACGCGTTCGCGGTTTCGATAAACGCGGGAACCTTGTCAGCCAGTCGAAGCCGCGAGGTGGTCGCTGCTATGTACTGGTGAAGGTGTTGGTTGGAAACGTCGCTCGTTGCAATGACGGTGCGTTGGGTAGTGGTTGGACTGCAACGACACCACTCGGTCACAAACGTACCCGTTGTCCCGCCTGTGTACCACGAGCTGAAGTTTGTCCCAGCGGCAATGATGGCGGTGTCGACGGCGCGGGTGACCGTACTCGCGCCCGTAAGAATTGTCGAGGATGCAACAGAACCTAGTTCAAGTTGTGCGCCCCAAATGTAGTTCTCGACTGCGGCCGATGTGTCTAAATTAGGGTACACGGCAAGTAGTACAGTTGAACTTATAGAAGTAAATACAACCGACACTCGCACCCATCGATCACTTGGAACATTAGAGAATTGCGACCCAAAACCGGATGCATTATTTATTGTTACAGCGGGATCGCTGCAACTACCGACAGTAGTTAATGGCGTACCACCAACATCAAAAGGAGCCAATCGGAAATATGTAGCGCCATTAGTGCCAGCGCGAAGCCACATACTGTAGGTATATTGCTGCGATGTGGTTACTGTTGCGTATGTAAACAGCCGTACAAAAGTAGGGCCTGCATCTTTTGTAATACTTGTACCCGTAAGCGTCCCATTGTCGGGCCCGTTAATTCTTGCTATTGGAGTTCCTGAGGTTGCAAGTATTGAGTTGATATTGACTTTCGCACTTACACCCCACAGGTTAGCGTCATAACAGTATTGACCCTGCTGACACAAATTCGTTGCTGGGGCTTCTAGTAGTAGCCCACGCGGAGTGCCAATAGATGTCTCAGAGAAGGTGAAGCGGGGCGCTTGCGGTTGCCCGCTTGGTACTGTCTCCACATAGCCAAGGCTATTGATGAACGTAGCCCGAGCGGTCGCGTCTGCGCGGCTAAACGTGATGCGCGGGTCAATCGTTCCACCCATCGCCGTGAAGTCAAGGGACAACGTCGAGCCGTCGCCAGAGCGCGACATGAGTCGGCTGTCGTAAGACGAGCCGCTGATCCTTGACATCCTTGGACGGTTCGCTCGATTCATTTACAGGTTAGCCCAGAAGGTTCCCATAGTTGGCGTGCCGCTCGACTTGAATTGCGCGGTGACGTAAGAAGCCCCGGCAACGTCAACCATCGCGTAGGCGGGTTCCACGTTTGCGCCTGCGGGCGAGTACAGGTTGGCGGCAGGGGTTCCGGCGACCTGCGTAATGCCCGAGAAGGTGCGCGTGTTGAGAGCGCCGTCCATCGTGTAGTTCGGGACGGTTCCGCTGGTGAAGGTCAGCGTGAAGTCTGCGAGGACGGTCGGCATATACCAAAAGCCCGTACCAGTCGTGCGCGTGTACTGCAATCCTGTCGGCGTGCCTGCGGTGGTGACGACTGCAGTTCCGCCGAGTGTCGCGGAGAGCTGGAAGGTCGTTGAGCCGTTCGTTGCAATGATGTAGTAGGTCGTTGGGCTGGTGTACCCGGTGATCGTTCCCGTTCCGCCGAGCGTTCCGGTAATGGTCACGGCCTGCCCGACTACAAGGACGTTCGCGTTGCAGGTGAAGTTACCTGCGGTGTCTGCAATGGTGACACCCGCAAGCGTGCCAGCGGTGTCAAGGTACTTGCGCCAGCCGAGGAGCCGCATACCGATGGCGGTCTGCGCGGTGGTCGCCGCCACCATGAACGGCATGACGTACAGGAGCGAAGGGTTCGTCCCGCTCACCGATGCCGTGTTGATATCCCACAGGAGGGCGCTTCCGGTCGCACTCGCCGGGGCGGCTTGCAGGAGAATCGCCTGCGCTGCGGTGTAGGTTGCAGGGACGGACGCGACCGATACCTTGCGGAAGTTCTCTTGGGCGGTGTTGATTACGGGCATTTACAGTTCTCCTCTGCGCTTCATGTCGAGCGCGATTGCGATCGCTTGGTCTTGTGGCTTGCCTTCTTTGATGAGGGTGGCTATTTTTTCGCCGACGGCTGGGTCAGCGGCGGACATGATCTTCAGCCCTGCCTTCTGCTCCTCGGTCTGATCGCGGGTCATGCGGGTCTTTGTGCCGGGGCGGGAGGACTTCATTTGTCCAAAGTCAATGGTGACAATCCCAATGTGCTGCGCTGGGCCGTCTTGATCTGCGGGATATTGATTCTCGCGTGCTGTGATTGCCGATTCCGGAACGCCCATTTGCTTCATTGCTCCCTTGAGTTTGGAAACCATTTCAGTTGCCTTGCCCTTTTGGTCAATGAACTCAACGTGTGCAACGCCGAAACGGCTTGACGCGCTGATATTGTCCGGCTTGAATCCAAACCGTGAAATCAAAGACCTCAATTTGGTTTCAATATCGCCAG